CGATCAGCCCAATATGCTGCGCTCATTTTACCCTTTGCAATATTCTTAGCATGTCTTGCCTTGAATGATGCTCTGCGCTTTTTGTTGGCTTCACTCTCGCCTTTGCGAGGTGGCGAACCACTTACACCTTTTTGACCAAACCGTATTAGCTTAGTCTTGTTACCCTCTTTTGCCACAACTGCGTGAGATTTACTAGCATGTCCTGGTGTTCTTACACACTGGTTAAACCTAGAAGCACCAATCTTTGTTAGGCGAGGGTCTTTAGCCATTAGTAACCTCGTTGCTCCATAAAGTAATTAACAAGGTATTCTTGAGTGCTTGGACTTTCACCAAAGAAACGCTCCTCACCCATTAACTCAATAACTTTTTGTCGTGCCTGAACATATCGGGGATCACCACCCATTTGTTGGTATTCGCCACGCGGTGCAGGTGACAATGCGTCTATTACTGGCGAAACTGGTGCAATGCTTGCTGTTGGCGCATTGCTACTAGCCTCACTCATTAGTGATGGGGGCATAAGTGAAGAATAATTTATTTTATCAAGATCAGTGTATTTGCTACCTGGAAACTCAGCCATTTCTATTAAGCGTTTTTCTGCAACATAGCTGGGCATATCTGCCCCTTGATAACCCTGCGCAACGCTTCTATCAAATAACGTATCTGACGCCTTTCTAAACGTGTTCATAGGCAGCAACTCAGGGGGCATATCGGCAGAACCTGTTAGCTCTCTAACTGTTGCGGGCGGGCGAAAGTCTGTTGCGCCTTGCTGATCGCGAGGATCAAACCGATCTTGCTGTAAACCGCGTTGACGCTCCATTTCCCTCATAGCCGCACGTTCACGCATCAATTCATCAACTACCGTAGAAACAGCGCGACCAGTATCATTCTTGCGTTGGCGTAAGCGATCTTCATAACCGCGTGGTCTAAACAGTTCGTTTGCTAAGAGGCTTAGAAGTCCACCACCCTCAAAGCGATCACCGCTGCGCCCAGCACCGCCACCGTCAATCATATCCATTAAGCTGATGTATTGTGGGCGATCATCGTAACCATAAGCCATTATTTCTTAGCCTTCTTTTTTGCTTTCTTTGCTACCGACATTGCGATTGCTTTTGCTTGTGCTGGCGATTTACCCGCTTTTATCTCGCGGCGTATGTTTTCAGCAATGCTTTTCTTTAAGTAGCCTTGAATTAGTGGCATGACTAACCTTTAGCTAAACACTTACCAGCCATTGCGCACTTGCTTGGTGTTGGGCAACCCTTGCACGGCTTAAAACCCGCTGCTGCTGAATACTTGCCAGTTCTCATTTCTTTTTCGCTTTCTTTTTCTTTGCTGTCTTTGCTGCTTCCTTGAACGCTTTAGCAGTGGGCGCACCTTTAGAACCAGGCTTTCGCATCTTCTCGCCTGAGCCAGCTTTGATCCGCTTACGTTTAGCGTGTATGTTGGAATACAAACCTTTAGGCATTAACCGCCCCACCAAGTAGCAGTGATCTTAGCGGCTGCACCAGCAATCACGCTAATATCTTCAACGTCATTCACGACTAGCTTAACAATGCTATCTGCCGCTGCAAACCGTGACGCAGTGCCATCAGTAACATCAGCCGTAGGAACAACTGCCGCAGCGTTTGTATTGTAGTAAAAATCAACGTCACCTGACAAAACGCAGAACTTGGCACCAGCAGGCACTGAAATATCTTCCGCTGTCCCTGACGCTAATACATGAACGTCTACACGGTCTGTTTCTGGCAAAAAGTCATACAGCAGATGACCCGCCGCATCTTGAGGTGTGAAATATGGCAACATGGGCTAACTCCGTTTGTTTGCCGCCACCTTAGCACACTACGCAATCCCGCGCAAATTCCTTCTAATAGGCTCGCCCCAATCAGCCGCAGGCTTATAACCAACAGCTAAATAACGGAATGCATCAGCACCGTGCGAAGTCCAATCATGCAACGGCCTACCACGCCAAGTTTTAAGCCTTTCATCATAATCCCTGCGGTATTGTCTAAGTGCTTCAATACCCCGATTGCATTTGCTTTCATCAAACCAACAGCGTGGGATCATGCTACGCGCAGCCTGTATACCATCCTCTACCGCTAGTTTCGGTGCAATCTCAATGTTCCGTATGCCCAGCGCGTCAAGCGTTTCAAGCCTGCTTTTCCCTGTTCCCAGTTCCTTGACTTGGACATCATGCGGCAAAATGTGTTGCTCGTATTGGTAGTCTTTGTCCAAGAGAACTTTTGCATAGTGATCTAATCCTACTCCGCTGTTTTCGTAATAGTCTATAATCCTAACCTCGCGGCCCACGAACTGACCGAACCAGATTGCGGTGCTATCGCCAATTCCCAAGTCCCATGCGGTCACAACAGATGCAGCGCGATCATAAGGCACGGCGCATATTCTACCGTCTTCGCCAGCCGCTTTCATTTCTTTTGCGTAATAAGCCCCCTGGATTGCCGCTTCAAAGCTACACTCAAATTCTTGGTCGTAGCGGTCATCCCCCATTGTCTGTCGGGCTTCGTCAAGTTCTTCTTGATCCAATATTGATGTTTCAGATGCTTTGAACATTTCCGCATACCAGTTTGGATCGTCTTGTGCTTCATGCCATATGTCCCAGAACTCGTTTTTGCCTTTCGGCGTACCGATAAATGTAGCACGTCCCTTGCGATCTGATAAGCTAGGACGGATTACAGCAGGCCAAGCATTTGCAGGGAAGTCGGCAGGCTCATCCAATACAACAGCGTCAAAGTATAGCCCACGCATAGCATCGTAGTTATCAGCACCAAACAAACGTATCCGCGCACCGTTGGGAAAGTCCACGCGCAGTTCGCTTGCGTTTGCTACGCTGCCCTCAATATCTTTAGTGTATTCTAGCAAGTAATCCCAGGCGATTGCTTTGGCCTGTCGGTAGTATGGAGCGATGTAAGCCACACGGACGTTCTTGCGAGGTATTGTTAGTGCGTCCCTGATTAAATCGTTAATAGCAGCAACGGTTTTTCCGAAGCGTCTATGTGCTACGATAATTGCATAGCGTTCACTGCGCTTGTGAAATGCCTTTAACAGCTTGCGAGGCTTATACCTGATCGTCCTCGTCGTCATCATCCATCCACTTGTATGCAATAATATGTTCGCCTTCGGTGCCTGCGCCTTCTACCTTTTGCGTCTCTTTCCAACCCGCTTGTGTTTTTAGGTAAAATATCTGTGCGCCTAAATCACCGCCTCGCGCTTTTTGTATTAGATTTTGTGCAACGAAACCAACAGCTTTGGCTTTACCCTTTTTATACTGTGCAGAAACTTCATCGTCTCTTTCCATAATATCATAGAAAACGCGCCTGCTTATACCAAAGTAATCTGCGATCTGTTCTACATTAAGCACTGCCGCTAATGTTTCCAATTCGCCTTTTTGTTCTTTGGTAAGCTGTATTGGTGGTCTACCGCCTTTGTTCTTTTCAGTCATGTCATAACCTATTGAAAAACCTGCGTAAAATGTAAGAACGCGCAAGTGAGATGCCAGTAAAGGCTAGGGAGATAGACAAAGCCTTTTGCGTTGTTACGTCATAACCGTGCATAGGTAGTATAACATAAGTTGCTGCGGTTGCGATTGCGTATCCTATAAGGACGTTTGTTATCGCTTCTACCCCACTCATTACGCGGCTTTGCATCTGATCGCCTTTAAGTTTTGGTAGCTTTCCCCTGTTTCTTCCAAAACAGCGGTCTTGCCAGTGTAATCTTGCCAGCGTTTGATAATAACATCACAATACTTTGGGTCTAGCTCCATAATGAAACTACTGCGCCCAGTTTGTTCAGCACCAATTAGCGTTGAACCTGAGCCACCAAACAAATCTAACACGTTTAGCAATCTTACATGGTTTCCAAATGCTCTAACCGATAATTCAACTGGTTTTTGTGTTGGATGCATATATTTGCTATCTTTCTTGATTGACCAAAGATCACTTTCGTTTTTAATGACTTCGTCAATTTTACCATTAAAAAGACAAAACTCATGCTGGTGCCTATAACCAACGCCCATTCCGAAGACGTTTTTTGCCCACACAATACACGATTTATATTTTAATTTTCCTTGCAGAATGCCGTAAAAATCCCAGTTGCACCAAATGTAATAGGCTTTTGGGTTTACCGATTTAATTGTAGCAATAGTGCCGTCTATAAAGTCTGCAAACTCTGCGTCTGATAAATTATCATTTTTAATAATTTCATGCTTACCGCTGCGGCCATTGAACCCCACGTTATAGGGTGGATCAGTAAATACCAAATCTACCGTTTTACCATCCATCAGTTTCTCAACCGCATCAATACTTGTGCTATCACCACACATTAGCCTGTGGTTGCCAAGTATCCAAACGTCACCCTCTACCGTTACAGGTTGCTCTGGTGCCTCTGGAACATCGTCCTCATCGGTCAAGCCTTCTTTTTCTGGCTCTTGAAGCAGCTTTGCCAGTTCGTCGGCATCAAAACCTGTTAGGCCAAGATCAAAATCCATGTCTTTTAGTTCCGCAAACTCTATGGACAACATATCGTTATCCCACCCCGCGTTTAGGGCCAACTTATTGTCTGCAATGACATAGGCTTTCTTTTGCGCTTCACTCCAACCAACAGCCGTTATGCATGGAACTTCGTCTAAGCCTAGCTTTTGTGCTGCGAGTAAACGTCCATGCCCAGCGATGATTTCGCCATCTACGTCAACCAGGATTGGATTAGTAAATCCCCACTCTTTTATGCTTGCGGCTATCTGCGCCACTTGCTCGTCGCTGTGGGTGCGACTGTTCCTTGCGTAAGGGATAATGGTTTTTATGTTTCTACGCTCAACCTTATCCGCAGGCCAAGACCGTCCATCTTTCATGGGTGCGCCCTCTATGTGATTTGTAAACAATATAGAGGTTTTCTTTTAGGAAATAAAGACCCCCTGAACATGCCCGTGTCCAGGAGGCCAGTGAGGAGAGCCAGTGTATGGAGCACATACGACCAACAGGGAGGGAGAGAGGTCGGCTCTTGCTAAGAAGGTAACACAATTCTAGGCAAAAAAATACCCCCTGCGGAGCGATCACGCTAGGGGGCAGTTCAGTGAGGCAAACCTATGATATAGGTGGATCAACCCTAGCAGGGATATTGTTCGCTGACAAGTATTCCAAGTATGGCTGTAGATGCGCGTCTGTTATCAAACCCATCTGCACCATCTTATCTGCCAACTTACCGCGTATATACATTTCACCCACTGGTTCGCCTGCGATGATACGCTTTGCGTTTACTTCCAAGGTGTCAGGCTTCCACGGCCCTTTGTTTGTCGGCATGGAAGCGCGTTGCGTATTCATAGACTTTGTTACGGCTGCGGCTATATCTGCTGCGCTAGGCCAAGAACGTGACTTGTGCGCCTCTTTCAGTTTCAGCATCGCCCGATCCATTGTGCCGCGAATATGATCCTCTGTCGTGTCATTAGGAAACTTCTGGTTAATCATGCGCACAATGTTGCGGCATTCTTGTTCTTCTTTGGCAACTGTATCTAGGTGCTTTGGAGTAGCGTAGCCTTGAAATATCTTTATTAGCTCGCCTAGAATAACTCTAACTCTTTCTTCGTGTGTCATGCTTCCACCTCATCTTCCCAACGCTCACCGTTAAGCCATGTAGCCAGGTGCGGAATGTATTGTTTATCTTTGCCTTCTAATGTTTGCACATAATCCATCAGCTTGGGAAGTAGATCATAGAAATCTGCTTTCTTAGAAGCTGCCTTGAATGCCTTACGCGCTTGTCCCTTGCCTACCTTTCTAGGATACAAAGACCATAATTGGTCAAAGTAATAATTCACCTCATCA